ATCGTTCCTGCGTCGCGCCATCATGGCTCCGGAGGGGTACGTTCTGGCGGTTGCTGACCTGTCCCAGATCGAGCCGCGTGTGCTGGCGTGGCTGTCCGACTACCGGGATCTCATCAACATCTTCCACAAAGGTGGAGACCCTTACGCTTCGTTCGGGGCGCAGATGTTCGGCATCCCCGGCATGACCAAGAACAGCCACCCAGCACTTCGCCAGAGTGCCAAGAGCGCGCTGCTGGGGGCAGGGTATGGTCTGGGGTGGGCGAGCTTCTCTGCGCAGCTCCTGACCGGGTTCCTCGGTGCGCCGCCCGTACGATACGACAAGACTTTTGCTAAACAGCTTGGTGTATCTGGGCAGATGGTTGCGGACTTCCTTGGCTACGCGCCCAACATGGAGAAGATCCGCGACATCCCGCGCACCTGCACGGAGAACGAGATCATCATTCACGCCCTCGCTGCCAAGCAGATCATCGACAAGTACCGCAGTGCAGCAGAGCCAGTGGTGGACTTCTGGGGCATGTGCGACTCCCTTATCCACAGTAGCTTGGTAAACGGTAAGGAGTACCGGCACAAGTGCCTGACGTTCCGCAAGGGGGAGGTGGTACTACCCAACGGGATGTGTCTGCGCTATCCTAAGCTTCAAGGAAACCCCGACGAAAAAGGTCGGGTGCAGTGGACGTACAACGAGAAGACCAAGTTGTACGGCGGCAAGCTGACCGAAAACATCGTTCAGGCTGTCGCGCGCTGCGTGATGACAGACGGGATGCTTCGCATTCAGAAGCGTTTCCCCTGCGTGCTTACCGTCCATGACGAGGTTGCCGTCATCGTGCCGGAGGAGCAAGCAGAGGAGGCGTACGCATGGATGCTGGAGCAGATGACGCAGGAACCGAAGTACCTGCCGGGGATACCCCTCGCAGCCGACGGTGGTTTCGCCAAGCGTTACGGCGACGCCAAACAATAAGGAGATCACATGCGTTTGAAGTTGCCAAGCAAGGTTCAAATCCGCAAGCGCACGTATGCGGTTAAGCGGGACAAGGCGGTTCCTCTCAGCGCTCTTGCTGACATCGACGTTCGTAAACGCGTCATCCGCCTTAGCACGAAGAAGCTTGCCAACGATGAGCTGGCGTATGCGTTCTGGCATGAAGTGACGCACGGCATCCTGCACGACATGCGCTCACCGTTGTGGAAGAGCGAGCCGTTCGTCACGGCGTTCAGCAAGCGCATGGCGTCCGTGTTCAGCAGGCTGCCGTCATGAAAGTTGTCTGGTCGCACAGCGCGTTGAAGGACTATGAGAACTGCCCGCGCAAGTATCACGAGGTGCGGGTGCTCAAGAACTTCAAGATGCAGCAGACGGAGAAGATTCTTTACGGCAACAGGCTGCACGCCGCTGCTGAAATCTACGCCAAGACGGGCGAGATGCCGGAGGAGTTCGTCGGTACGGACCTGAAAGGAATCATCGACGCGCTGCTCACCAAGAAAGGCATCGTGCATGCCGAGCACAAGATGGCGCTCACCGAAGAGCTTGAGCCGTGCGACTGGTTTGCGCAGGAGGTGTGGGTACGTGGTATTGCTGACCTTCTGATCGTGGACAACGAAGGCAAGACCGCGTGGGTGGTGGACTACAAAACCGGCAACAACAAGTACCCCGACCGTGGGCAGCTTGAGCTGATGTCGCTTCTCGTGTTCGCACACTTCCCTGAAATCCTGCAAGTGAACGCCGCGCTCATCTTCGTGCTGAAGAACAGCATGGTGAAAGAGAAGTACGTGCGCTGGGAAGCAGACGACACATGGTGGCGGTATCGCGAGCGCATTGCACGTATCGCGGCTGCGCATGAGACGGGCGTGTGGAACCCGCAGCGCTCAGGTCTGTGTGGCTGGTGTGAGGTAACGACGTGCGAAATGCACCCGCATTCGTAGCCGTCCACACGAAAGTGATGCCGCTTGATGCGCGTGTTCGGGAAGAGCTGAAGCATCTGGACATAGGTACGTTGCGCTCTTTATGGGCATCCCGGTTTGGCAATGACTGGGTGTCCGAGCGTGAGTTCAGCGTGCCGATCATGGACAAGGATGACAACGTCCCGGCTGATCCCAACACCGACTTCTATCGACTGGTCTTTTGGAAGCTGTGGCGGGCACAACAAATACAAACGCACAGCGTGTGGAGCCCCAGACACGAAGGCTTCATTAACACATACAAGTTGAGAAACCATGCAGATCATTGACAACCGCGCGCTACTTTTTCGTACGCGCAATCCTCTCAAGTACGGCATCATCCCCAAGAGCAAGGTGCTGGGGCCTGTTGGAGACGGGCTTCACGAGGTGCTGGTGCACTGGGGGCTGGACGAAGCGCGAGTGCTGAAGAACTTGGGCGTTCGCAACGTACCGTCGCCCATTGAAGCGCACTACGACTGGCCCGGACGCTACAAACCGTTTGCCCATCAGCGCGAGACGTCTGCCTTCCTTACGCTGTATCGCCGCGCGTTCGTGTTCTCTGAACCCGGCACAGGCAAGACGCTCTCCGCGTTGTGGGCAGCCGACTATCTGATGAAGCGCAAGGAAGTGCGGCGCTGCCTCATCCTGTGTCCGCTCTCCATCATGACCTCGGCGTGGCTGGCAGACATCGGACGAAGCATCATCCATCGTAGCGCTGTGGTAGCGCATCACAGCGACGCGAGCCGCCGTGTGAAGATGATCGAGCAGGACTACGAGTTCGTCATTCTCAACTACGACGGACTGCCGCTGGTTGCCGACGCCATCATGAAGGACGGCACGTTCGACCTCATCATCGTGGACGAAGCAAACGCGTACAAGAACGTGTCAACAAGACGCTGGAAAACGCTGAACAAGCTGCTGACACCGAAGACGTACCTGTGGGCGATGACCGGCACGCCAGCGTCTCAGTCTCCCGCCGATGCGTACGGGCTTGCCAAGCTGGTGAACCCAAGCAACGTGCCACAGTTCTTCACCGGCTGGCGCGACAAGGTGCTCTACAAGGCGACGATGTTCAAGTGGCTGCCGAAGCCAGACGCCAACGACAAAGTGTTTGCTGCGCTGCAACCGGCCATTCGTTTCACAAAGGCACAGTGCTTGGACCTGCCTCCTGTGTTGGAAGTGGATCGCGATGCGCCGCTGACTGCACAGCAAGAGAAGTACTACAAGCTGCTGAAGGATCGCATGATGGTGGAAGCAGCAGGTGAGGTAATCACCGCAGTCAACGCCGCTGCGGGTGTCAACAAGCTGTTACAGATCAGCGCTGGTGCGGCGTACACGGACAACAAAGAGGTGGTGGAGTTCGACTGCTCTCCACGGCTCAACGTATTGCGCGAGGTGCTGGATGAGACCGACCGCAAGGTGCTGGTGTTCGCATCGTACCGGCACAGCATCGACACGATCATGAACTTCTTGGCAAAGGAGAACATCCCCGCCGAGCAGATTCACGGCGACATTACGCCGAGCAAGCGAGCGCTTACGTTCAAGCGCTTTCAGGAAGAGAAAGAACCACGGGTGCTTGTCATCCAACCGCAGGCTGCGTCACACGGTGTCACGCTCACGGCTGCCGACATCGTTGTGTTCTGGGGTCCGGTGACTTCTGTGGAGACGTATCTGCAATGCGTAGCACGGTTGGATCGCCTCGGTCAGACGTCTGACAAGGTTACGGTGGTGCATCTGCGTGGCAGCACCATCGAGCGCAAGATGTTCAAGCGCCTGTCCGAGCGGGTTGAAGAACATGCGGCATTGATCTCGTTGTATGAGGAGGAGGTTGCAGGCAAAAAAAGTTAGTGTATAATTCTTGACACAACTACAACAGGAGAACACATGGCAGACAATACGATTCCTATGGATCGTCTTGCGAAGGTCTATCGCAAGATCCGCGCTGCAATGAAAGAGCTTACGGACAAGTACGAAGCAGAGTTCGCAGTTCTTTCGGAGCAGCGCAACCAAGTCGCCAACGCGATGAAAGATCAGATGCTCGCGCTTGGCACGAAGTCGATCCGCACCGACGAAGGGACCATCGTCCTCTCGACGAAGACCCGTTATGACACGAGCGACTGGGATAGCTTCAAGGAGTTCGTGCTGACGAATCAAGCGCTGGAGCTGTTGGAGCGCCGCATTGCGCAGACCAACATGTCGAAGTTCTTGGAAGAGAATCCGGGCGTTGTGCCGCCGGGTTTGAATTCCAATTCCGAGTATGTAGTAAGCGTTCGTAAACCCAACTAGGAGTAAACACATGGCAAACGAAGTTGTGAAGCTTGACCTCACCAAAGTCCCCTCTTTCGTCCGTACTCGCGAGGGCATGTCCGATGTCACCAAGGCGCTGATGGGCGGCGGTGGTGGCGGGTTCGGTGGCAAGCGCTTGTCCCTCAAGGGCGGCGTGTTCCGCCTGCTGGTGGGCGGCAAGGAGGTCTCCTCCATTGACGAGCGGTATCTCGACGTCATCGTCATCAACGCTGCGCCGAAAGTCTCGCGCACGTTCTACGGCGAGAAGTTCAACGAAGAGGCGGTGTCCGGTCCGAAGTGCTGGTCGCCCGACGGCGAGAAGCCGGACCCGGCGGTGAAAGCTCCGCAGTCGAATGCGTGCGCCACCTGCCCGCAGAACGTCAAAGGCTCCGGCGATGGCGACTCCAAGGCGTGCCGCTACTCGCAGCGTCTGGCGCTGCTGCTTGCCAACGACCCGGAAGGTGACGTGCTGCAATTCACCGTGCCTGCGCAGTCGCTCTTTGGCAAGGAAGAAGGCGATAGCCGTCCGCTTCAGTCGTACTCGCGCTATCTTGCCGTCAACAACATCGGCGTCGATGAAGTGGTGACGCGCATGCGCTTCGATACGAAGTCCTCGCACCCGAAGCTCTTCTTCAAAGCAGAGCGCTGGCTGACGGATGCTGAGCACGCGGCTGCCAAGGAAAAGGCGCAGTCGGCTGACGCTAAGCAAGCGATCACCATGACGGTGTCCCAGATGGACAACGTACCGCCTGCCCTGCCGGGGACGCGCCCCGCCGCTCCTGCCGAGGAAGCCCCGAAGGCAGAGACCAAGCGCAAGCCCAAGGCGGAAGCCAAGGCAGAGACGGAGCCGACTGTTCGCAACGACGCGAAGCCCGCACCGGCGGCAGCCGCTGCCAAGAAGGACGTGCAGGATCTCGTGCACGCGTGGGACTCGGACGACTAACGGAGGCGGGGGGAGGCAACTCCCCCCAACACGCTTGTGTACAGCACTCAGCTTAAAG